TGCACAAGGAGCTATCCTTGCTTGGTGTTTGATCGTCTTATCTCTTGGATATATTAAATTACCTAATAAATTATTTGGTCTTGATATTCCAGACCAGCCTAGAGTAGACAGCACTTTTGCCGCAGGTTTATTAGGAAATATTCTTGCTGGATGGGGTGTTTCTGTTGGTGCTGCTACTGGAGCGAAAAAGAAAAAGAAAGAAGGAGAAGCAACAAATAATACAAACACAAGTGGCCAGCAAACTATAATTATAAAGCAGCCGATTGAGTTGATAACAAGTAAACCTGATGTAATCAGAGTTGATCCGATTACTGGAAAAAATGTAAAGAACAACGGAAAATTAGACACATGAAAAAACTTCTTCCATTTCTATTTCTATTATCAGCACCAACTTACGCTGATATAAAACAGGAATTTGTTACTTCTGCACAGATTACTGTTGATATGCCATATAGCGTCACCAATAAACTTGGGACGACTTATTCAATATCAGGTAACAATGTTACTCCATCTGTAACTTCTGGAGGGTCTACAACTGCTGGACAGATTGGTGGACTCAATGTTGGATCGTTGACTGCTGGTGTACCAGCTTTAATTCAAACTGATAAAGCGGTGACAACATCGGGATCTGCTTTCTCTCTTACCGAATCCATTACTATGGGAGATGCCACACCATCTGCGATAACTCCTTCTAGTGGTATTGCTACAAT